AATGAAGCCGAGCGGCAGGCCGATCTCACCAGAGATAGCGAGCCTCAACTACCCGCTCAAGAGTTTCGCAACTATGTCACGACGCAGTGGAACATTGCTCGTGACCACCGCAGCACCTCATCTCTCGATCAACGGCTGTTGGATGCCCTGCGCTCCTTCAATGGATCATACAGCCCGGGCCAGCTCGCTGAGATCAAACGATTCGGCGGCTCCCAGGTCTACGCTCGCATCACTGCGAACAAATGTCGCGGCGCCACCGCGCTGCTGCGAGACATCTACTTCTCAGCTGAGCGCCCGTGGCGTGTGAAGCCCACGCCCGAGCCTACTGTCCGGGTGGATGTCAAAGCCAAGATCCCTGAACTCGTCAACATGGAGGTTCAGGCCCTCCAGCAGGCCGGACAGCCTGTTGATGAGACCCAGGTTATCGATCGTATACGCCAGCTTACCGATGAAGCAGAGCAGGCCGCCCGTCGCCTGGCGCGAGCGGAGGCCCTGGAAGCCGAGAAGAAGCTGGATGACTATCTGACTGAAGGCGGGTTCTATACCGCCTTGGCTGAGTTCCTGGTCGACTTGCCACTGTTCCCGTTCGCTGTGATCAAAGGCCCCTTCGTGCGGATGATCAACGACGTTCACTGGGTTGATGGTAAAGCAGTCGAGGAGACCCGCCCCCGGATGGTCTGGGAACGAGTCTCTCCCTTCGATGTCTACTTCAACCCTGGCGCCGCCAATGTCGGCCAGTCTGATATCATTCAGCGGCTGCGGTGGACGCGGTCAGACTTGAATGCCTTGCTTGACCTGCCCGGATGGGATCAAGACGCAGTGCGCGCCGCGATTACCCGCTACGATGGCGGCCTGCGCGACTGGATGGACCCCATCGACAGCGAACGAGCCTGGCAGGAGGGCCGCGAAGACCCTGGGTGGAATCGTTCGCACTTCATTGATGCTCTTGAGTTCCACGGGTCGGTAAAGGGTTCTGCCCTGCGGGACATGAACTTCACTGCTGAGGGGGACGGTGTCACTGACACTGACCGGGACTACTCAGTCCAGGCGTGGATATGCGGTGACTATCTGCTGAAGATTCAGATCAACCCGAGCCCACGCAAGCGCCATCCCTACTTCATCACCAGCTTCGAGAAGGTTCCCGGGACACCAGTGGGCAACGCCCTGCCGGATGTGCTCGATGACATTCAGCAGGTGGCCAACGCCTCACTCCGCGCGCTGACGAACAACCAGAGCCTTGCTTCCGGCCCCCAGGTGATAATCCTCGACAACCGTTTCTCGGAGACACAGGACACCGACGAACTCTACCCGTGGAAGCGGTGGCATATGATCGATGAGCCGGGCAATGGCGCCCTGCCCCCGGTTTCCTTCTATCAACCCAAGTCGAATGCTCAAGAGCTGTTGGGTGTCTACAAGGCGATGTCTGAGCTGGCTGACGAGATCTCAGCCATCCCGAGATATCTTACAGGATCAGGCGCTACCGGCGGCGCCGGCCGCACAGCCAGCGGCCTGTCCATGCTGATGGGCAACGCCAACAAGATGCTGCAGCAGGTGGCGTCTAACATCGATCTCGATATCTTGTCCCCGACAATCCAGGCTCTGTATGATCTCATTCTGCTCACCAGCGACGAGCAGGAGTTCAAGGGTGATGAGCAGATCGTCATCAAGGGCGCCTCGATGGTCCTGGCCAAGGAAGCTGAGCGGGCTCGCCAGCTTGAGTTCCTGCAAATTACTGCCAATCCATTGGACAGCCAGATCGTCGGCGTCGATGGCCGGGCCGTGATTCTGCGCAACGTCGCTCGCGACATCGGCCTTGATGGTGATCGCATTGTCCCATCAGAGACAGAACTTGCTAATCGGCGCCAACAGGAGCAAATTAGCCAAGCAGCGGCACAGGCGCAGGGTGATAAATCAACGGCACCGTCTGACAGTCTTGGGCCGCAAACGAATAATGTTCAGACACGCAACTTGGCTACGGCCGGAGGAGGCACCTGATGAAGGGTTTCACAAACGTAAATACGAATGATCTTCAGACCGGGGGTTGGGTGAAGCCGCCCTATCGCACGGGCAAGGTGGCGACGATGAGTCGGGCCGCGCCGAAGGGCATGGACGGCAACAGCAAGGCGCTGACGAACAACGCCCAATATGGTGTCGGTGGTATCGATGGACCCGACAAGGAGACTTCGATGGGTCGTTCGACCAAGAAGTCCGCTGGCGGTGCCGGCAAGTCGAGCCTGCCACCCAACACCGGGATGTATGGTGTCGGTGGTGTCGGCGACAGTCCGTCCATGGAATGCTACGGTGTCAGCGGCGTTCCGGGCGGTGGTGGTCAGGGTGGCAAGCGCAGCTCGCTCCGTGGCGCTGGCGAGACGAGGTAAGTGAGGAACTGATATGCACGTCAAGTTCGGATCAACAACTATCCCCGAGTCGCGTTCCCTTCCCAAGGGGGATGACTACGCGACTCGGAACATGGCGCCATCCTGTGTCAAGACCCCTACATCGCCAGGGGCCTCGGCCAGGAGCGTCCGGGATATTCCCTGGACTCCGCAGACGGGATACAATGACCGTCCGACGGCTCGGAACAAAGAACCGGCTCCCCTCAGCGAGCGTGCGGGACCTAGCTACGGGTTGGGCTCACTGTTTGATCTCATCGGCTGATGCCCCCTGACACCCCAACATTGAAGGAGATTGTAGAAGGACTGCACCAGAACCTGTTGTATCGGACGCTGCTTGAGCGTCTCAGGCAGAGGCTGGAGACTAGAGTGAAGGCGGCGATCTGCGCAAAGGATGATGTGGATGTATTGCGTGGACGGGCTCAAGAGATGATAGACCTGATGAAAGATCTGGAGAGATAACATGGTTAAGCGGCTACCAAAGAGAGTTCGTGAGCAGGAGCAGCGTGCCGAGGCCCTCATCAACGGTGAGGAGGCAGTGCTCCCTGTAGAGGAACCTGTGGAGGAAGTCACGGCGGAAGCTGAGGCTCAGGCTGCTCTCGATGAGCCCACCGTGGACCCTGCAGAGGAAGCCCCTGCAGAGGAGGCCCCTGCAGAGGAGGCGCGGTCTTCAGGTGACGAAAATACCATCGCCGATATCCAGGCCGCCCAGGATCTCGCCCGAGAGGGTGAGTGGGAGCAGAAATACAAGACCCTCAAGGGCAAATACGACAGTGAGATCCCTCGCATGGCAGGCACCATCGACGGGATGCAGCGTCGGATTGCCCAGATGGAGCAGATCCAGACTCAAGCTCAAGCCCCGGCGCCTGTGTCGGAGGCCGTTGCGCCACTCGCTGATGACTCGGACGATCGAGACACCTACGGTGATGACTTCATCGACCTGGTGGATCGCCGGGTTGAACGTCTGGTCGAGGCGCGGGTTTCTAAACTGGAACCTCAGATCGCGAAGGTTCAGACCGAGGTCACTGAGACCCGGCTGCAGACGGCGCAGAAGCAGGTTTATATGGAGCTTGTTGCTGCCATTCCTGACTGGAAGACAATCAACAGCGATGAGAAATTCAAAGAATGGCTGCGAGTCCCCGACGGTTACACTGGCGTTCCTCGGATGGACTTGCTGCAAGGCGCCTTCAATATGGGAAGCGCAGACCGCGTGATCGCTCTGTTTCAGGGCTTCATCCGCGAGACAGCGCCGCCTCCCGCCGCCCTTCCTACACCTACTCCACGGACACGAGGCAACGGTCGAGCGAATCTCGCAGACCTCGCCACACCCGGGGCAACTCGAACTGCGAGCCCAGGCTCGCATGAACCCCTTGAACCAGTCCCTGTGACCCGCAAAGAGATCCAAACCTTCTACGCAGACGCAGCCCGTGGCGTGTATACAAACCGCCAAGAGGACTACGCGATGATAGAGGGCAGGATCAACACGGCGGTAGCACAAGGGCGAGTGATTTAACAGGAGGCCATAATGGCCCTACTCGCTTCTGCCGCTACACGCGGTTCCGTCGCAGCCGATGCCTATCCCATTGGCGCATCTTCCGAAGCTCTCGGTGGCGCGGCTGCTCCGCCGACTGCTACGACTTATTCCGGCACGTTCATCCCGGAAATCTGGAGCGGAAAACTCCTCGCCAAGTTCTATGACGCGACGGTGCTCGGCGCCATCGCCAATACGGACTACGAGGGCGAGATCCGCAACCAGGGTGACACGGTCCATATCCGGACCCGGCCGACCATCGACATCTCGGATTACACCCCGGATGCCGACCTGGTTGTTCAGCGCCCGAATGCCGACGTGGTCGATCTCACGATCGAGTATGCGAAATACTTCAACTGCATTCTCGACGATGTGTGGGAAGTCCAGTCCGACATCGAGCAGATGGACATGTGGGCCGAGGACGCCTCGGAGCAGATGAAGATCGTCATCGATGCTCAGATGCTTCTGAGTGAGATCATGGGTAACGCCAAGGCCGTCGAGAACATCGGCGCCACCGCTGGCCGTATCTCCGTCACCATCAACCTGGGCGTCACGCTCACTCCGCGGTCGCTCGCTGCGACCGATGTCATCGACCTGATCATCGATGCGGGGCAGGTGCTTGACGAGCAGAACATCCCGGAGGGTGGCCGCTGGTTCATCATCCCGGCATGGGTGGCTGCGCTGATCAAGAAGTCGGAACTGCGGGATGCCTCGCTGACCGGCGACGGCACCTCGATGCTCCGCAACGGGCGTCTCGGTATGATCGATCGGTTCACCCTCTACATGTCGAACCTGCTCCCGTCTGGCGTTCCTGCCAGCTTGGCGGCCGGTGAGACTGCGTTGTTTGCGGGGCACACGGTGGCTACCACCTTCGCCTCCCAGCTGACGCGCATGGAGACCATGCGGTCCGAGCGGACGTTCGGGCAGCTGATGCGCGGACTTCAGGTATATGGCTGCGAAGTCATCAAGCCTGAGGGCCTCGTTGAAATGATCGTCGACAAGGCGTAACGACCCGGCCCGTCTCTGCTCCCTTGGGGGCGGGCCGATAACCTCAACTGGAGAAATTCATGGCTCGGACTACGAAACAGAAGATCGGAAAGTTCCTTCAAGTGCGCAGCGGTGCTGTCTATGCTTGGTCACCCGCCCTTGCGAAGGCCCCCGGGTCTTTTGTTGTCAATGCCCAGGTCGCGGCTGATTGGTTCCGGACTCTTGGGTCAACCAATCACATCACAGATGCCTATCCTCCCCTGGATGAGCAAGTCGAAGTCGCTGAGGATGAGGATGAAACCCCGGCGGTAGAAGCAACAAAAGGCCCCATCAAAAAAGGGCGGTCGCCGAAGGCTAAGATGGTGATGAGTGCCGATCCGGCGACGCCTGCGGAACTTCAGGATATGATAGATGGCAACAACGGCTGATGATATCATCCGGCGGGCTCGCTCGCTGCTGCAGGACAACACCGTTCCGTATCGTTACTCGGAATTGGACCTGGTCGACGCAATCAATGACGCGCTCGATCGGGTGGTCTTTCTGCGATCCGACCTCTTTATCACTGAGGAGTTCGCTCCCACCCATGTCACGGCCGGCGCCTCTATCCTGAATATTCCCACTTTAGTAGTTTATCCCATGACGTTGTTCGTCGTAGGCTATATGATGCTGCGAGAGGATGAATATTCAGAGGACGGCCGGGCGGTAGCCCTCCTGGGGGCCGCGTCCAATTTGTTAACTGAAAGGCCGGGGGCGTAATGGCAGACGAATGCACCAACACCGCATCGGTTGAACAAATGGTCGAGACGATGCAGGTCGTCTTCACCGGGTCTGCCAAGGAAGCCATCGAGCTTGAGCTGCGCAACGCCATCCGGGAGTTCTGCGTTCGCACCAACGCCTGGACTATCTTCGAACGACTCACCTTGGTGAAAGACAAACAAATCTACAGCATCTCTCCCACTGATGATAATGCTGTGATCACTACCATCATCGCTGTGGCCATCGGGGGCCGACCGGTCCAGGGTTGGAGCGGGGATTACCTGCCGCCGGAGAACCTCCGGAACCTCTCTGGCTATGTTACCAACCCAGACCCTCTGATCGAAGATGAGATCAACACTGTTCGCTTGGGATCGTCCTACGTTGGCAACATAGACCAGAGTTTCATCGTCACAATGGCGTGTCGCCCCAAGCGCGACAGACTATATATCCCGGACATGCTCGGTTTTGATTTCTTCGACACTATAGTTGAGGGAGCTACGGCTCGGATGCACGAACATATCAACCGTGCTTACACTGATGCTGATGGGGCATACCGCAAACGTCGACAGTTCATGGCTGGACTTACCCGCGCTCGTCAGAAAACCAAAAACAGATTCTCCAAGCTGGCAACACCTTGGGCCTTTCCGCAAACGGCGCCTGGGAGGAGATATAGATGAGACTGGGTATATTCAACCAGCAACCTCGGGAGGCTTTGTTCTATTCAATCGACTATTCATGTTGGTTGGATAATACAATTCCAGAGATTCTCAACGATGTAGAGCCACTGATCATCATCACTCCCTCTACAGTGCCGCCTCTAGTGGTTTCGCCCGAGACGATCGTCCCTGACCGGGTGCGACTTCTGATCTCTGGTGGGGTCGATGGCACTACCTACAAAGCTGAGGTCATAGTGACTACTGACGCGGGCCAGACGCAGGAGTCCGAGGTAACAATCAGGGTGAGGGATTACTGATGGCCCATGACATCTTCCTCTTTACCAACAACGCGGCCTCCACCCTGGCTAACTCGATCGCCAGTGGCGATACAGTCCTGTCTGTCGTCAGCGGTGATGGCGCCAAGTTCCCCGCGCCTGGCGTCGATGAAGTAGCTGCCCTGACCATCGTTGATACGGTCCTGGGTTTGCTGGAGATCGTTTATATAACCGCCCGTTCTGGTGACACAATGACGATTGTCCGTGGGCGAGAGGGCACGGCTCCTGCCCCCTTCGGCGCTGGTATTGTGGTCTCTCACCGGGTCACCGCGGCTACTTTGCTGCAGTTCCAGACACTGGCAATACCCCCTTCGGGTGGTTCTGTTCTTCGGGAGCCCTCAGCTGGTGACTCTCAACAGATTGAAACAGGTGCGGTAGATGACGTCGCCCTGACGCTCAAAGGCGCTGTCGGTCAGACTGCCGACCTGCAGCAGTGGTTGAGTTCTGCTGATGCTGTGCTGGCGTCCTTGAGTGATAGCGGTGCGTTGGTGCTCGCTGATGCCATGCAGGCCCTGCGGTTAAAATCTACTCAGGCCGGGACTGAGAATGTGCCCTCTATCCGTGTCGGTGGAGACCTGCATGGGTTCAGACTTTCCAGCGGTAAGCTTATGGCTGTCGTCGACAATACCGATGCCGGCCGATTCGAGATTGAGTTGGTTGACCTCGGGAATCTGGACGATCTTTCTCTCATCACCAAGCGCGTCGCGGACCTTTTGTATTTCCCATTGGTCCAAGGGTTCCTGAGTCTTGACCAGGACGATCCTTACCTCGACTTGAGGGATACTGCCGGCGCTGCCTTCCCGGGGTTCAATCGGGTTCGCTTCTACAACGGTCAAGAGACGTTCTCCATTGGCATACACAGCGACGCTGAGGCCCCCCTGGGTGCGTTCGTCGTGGTGCCATACGACGTCAACGGCGCAACAGACCACCAGTTCCTGATCGCGAACGTGCTGGCGGCTCATATCGCTGCTGTCGGCACTGCCGTTCCCAACGCCACGACCATCATCACTCGGGAGAAGGGCGACAACAGGTTCACGCCAATCGCCCACGCCTCAGATACAGGCAACCCCCATAGCGTCATCGCTGGACAGGTGGCCTACACTGGCGCCCTGGGTTCGGATGTCCAGGAGGCCCTGGATACCATCGAGGCACAGCCTGAGGGCGGTGTCATCAGTGTCTACGGTCGATCCGGCATCATCTCTGCCCTCGTGGCTGACTACCAGGCGTTCTATGTGAGGCTGACCGGGTCAACAATGACCGGCGCTCTGCTGCTACCTGCTGGTGGCTCCGGGGCAGCTGCGATAAGGGTTGACGAGGCTGAGACGCTGGTGGCGCCCAAGGCTCCAAGCGCCGACCCGACGTTCACAGGCACCATCAACGGCGACATTATGATCTTGGCGAACGGGCTCACCGTGAAAGGTGAACTGCGGATCGAGCAAGCTGTAACGCTGAGGACGGCGGCGCTGACATCCTCAGCGAATATCGCTCTTGGCATGGCGGGAGCAAGCAAGAAGACCCTGACGCTCGACCACGACGGCGAGATCACCGTTACAGGCGAGATTGCTGATCAGACCGTGGAGCTTTGGATCACTCAGGGCACCACTGGCGGCACCGCGACCTGGGTTGGCGTGGACAAATGGATCGGCGGAGTAGCGCCGGTTCTCTCCGTGAACACAGGGGATATTGATATCATTGCCCTGGTGTCTGCCAGCGACGGAACAACGGTCATCGGGCAGCACATGGGAACCGCCGCGTGAGCCGTGCCATATTCAAGATGCGTGGTGCTGCCAGGATCGCAGTCATTAACCAGCTCCTGGGTGCGACGAACACCACTGGGAATAATAGCCACAGCTATGGCAACATTGATGTTGGCGCTTTGGCAAATGTCAAACATGCAATCTTCGTGGTCCAAGGCAGACGGGATTCCAACTACAGTGTGAACTCATTCACTGTCGGAGGGGTTGGCTTAGCCCAAAGGATACAGCAGAACTCAGGCGGCACCCCCGACATCAACTCGTTTATTTTCGCTGGAGACATCTCCAGCTTGGACGGATCGCAAGCTATTGTATGTAATTTCTCGAACGGCGTTAACTCATCGGCTTGCAGTGGAGTCATAGTGACCGGGATGGAGTCGCCTGTCCCAGTGGATACAGCACAGGCCGCTGTGGGTGGGGGAGGAACCAACCCCCTGACACTGGTTGGCCTGTCTGCGCCAGCGAACGGCATCGTGTTGGCTGGCATTGGAGGCAGCACCGGCACTGAAGAAGTATCATGGGAATCTCTTATTGAGCGAGCTGATGTGGCCACCGGCAGCGGGCACAACCTCAGGCACTCAGCAGCGTGGAGTTTGGGCTTGCGCTTGTCTGCTGATGAGGATGTAACCCTTGTGGGCAACAACAAGTCCGTTGTCGCAGCCAGCTTCCGATAATTCTTCCACGTTTGAACGTGGAAGTGACCCATTGTCATCGATCCACCACTGCAGTATACAGTGCCCATGGCAACCCTGAGGGATTTTCTTGAATCAAAGACCGGCCGCCGGCAGTCTCATGCCCAGTGGGCTCGCGACCTCAATCTGGCGCCGAGCTACATCGCTCACCTCCTGGCCGGGAATCGAAAGCCCAGCCTCACCGTGGCGTATCAGCTCGAAAACATAACTGATGGCATGGTTACAATGCGGTCTTGGCTCGAACCCGCTGATGGTGATACGTTGTAGGACCAGGCGCTGGGTGCGGAGGTTCAAATGACGGCACTTAAAATAGACAACTTTGGCGGCGTGATTCCTCGCATCAGTGACAAGTTACTTCCAAACAATCTCGCTACAGAGAGCACCGACGTGAAGCTGTTCTCTGGTGAGTTGCGCGGGTGGCCACTCCTTGACATAGGCACCCCTGCTCACGACTTCGCTGATGGTCTGGCTTACAAGTTTGTCGCCAAGCTGAAAAACAATGCTGGCAGTGTCACCTTCTTCGGGTCACTGGTTGAGGAAGCCTCGATCGTTCCAGACCCTGCGATCGATGAAGCCTTTGATCGCTATTACTTGTTCGAGCCTGACACTGAGGTCAAGGTGGCAACATGGGCTCAGATCGACGCCGGCCAGAACCCTGATATCCTCGCCCTTCCTTTCCCCGGAGACGCTCCTACCCTGGCACCCACCAGTGGCGCACCTGACGGGTCTACGCCAGCTGAGGATCGAGTCTATGTCTACACATGGCAGACCTCCTGGGGTGAAGAGACGGAGCCCAGCCCCACCGCTACCGTGCAGGTAGCCGCCGACGACAGTGTGGATATCTCTGATATCGAGCAGCCGGCAGCCATCCCCGGACGCACCTGGGATAACATTCTCATCTATCGCTCCCTGGCGGGGTCACTCAGCACGGCCTTCTTCTACGTGACTACCCTGGATATTTCAGGCGCTCCGGATACTGATCATGTTGATACCCTGCCCAGTGCCTACCTTGCCTACAACCGTGTCCTGGATGCCTTCTCCAATGAGGCGCCACCGGACGGCTTGACTGGAGCCCGCATCCACCCGTCAGGTTCCATCGCTGCCTTCCTGGGACGCAAGGTGTGGTTCTCCAGAACGTATCTGCCCCACGCATGGCCCGCTCAGTATGCGATCGCTGTCGATGATGATATCGTTGGCATCGAGATCTATGGCCAGAACATCGCCGTGATGACTGAAACATTCATCTATCTGATTTATGGTCAGACGCCAGGGCAGTTCGCACTGCGTAAATTCCCATTTGCCTCACCCGGGTTGAGCTACCGGTCGATCGCCCCGACGGAGTCAGGTGTTCATTTCTGCTCGGTCCGCGGACTGGTGTTCGTTGATGACAGTGGCCCACGACTGGTCACTGCAGCGGTGATAGACACCTCGGAGTGGGTTCAGGAATTCTTCGACGGTGATGTTGTGGCGGTTATGTATGGCCAGATCTACATGGCCTGGGATCGCACCAACGGTGGGTTCATGCTCGACCTGCGAGAGGCTCGAACCTTCGTTACCGAATGGACTTCCACTACAGGCGTCACCGCTCTGAACAACGACTGGTATACTGGCGACATCCTGGTGACTCTCGATGACAAGGTTTACCAGTGGGACGATGCTGGCACCGCAGCACGAACATTCGTGTGGTCCTCCAAGGTGTTTGAGCAGGCCAAACCCCTGAACTTCGGTGCGCTCCAGGTCAACGGAGCTGATGGGGACTCCGCACAGGTGAAGATCTACGCTGATGGAGACCTCAAATTTGACCAGTCTGTAGACTTCAACGCCATGCGGCGGCTCCCCAGTGGATTCAAAGCGACAGACTGGCGAGTAGAAGTGTCGGGGGCTGATCCTATTCAGAACATCAAAATCGCTGAGACCGGCAAGGAGCTGGCAAGCATATGAGCCACAAGGGCATTACCACTCTGGCGCCTCAGGCAGAGGCTCCTACCAGACCCCTGCTGTTCCCGACAGATCAGCCGAGAGATCTGCAGCAGGCAGTCATTGCCCTGATCAATGCTCACCGCAGCTTGGCGTCTCAAGTGACTGACCTATCTTCACACCACGATGCCTTAGAGCTGTCTACTTCTCTTGAGGTCGTGCGCCCGGATGCCATCTCTGTATTGTGGCTGGGTGCATGGTCAGCTGGAGATTACTTTAATGGTGACATGGTGACTGAAGGGTCGCGTCTATATATCGCCAACAAGGACACGTCCGAAACTCCCACCACTGGCGCGTCGGATTGGGATATAGCTGCTACTACCGGCGCCCCGTGATGAGATCCCCGAAGATCGCAGACCCTCTGTTGACCAAGTGGCTCTGGGCTACAATTGGATCTATCCCACCCATGACCTACACGGTCGTGTGGACTGAGAATGATGGTGCGCCAATTGGTGGGTTCGCGGTCGAGGGCTATACTGGCAAAGGTGGCTCCTGCTACATCCATTTCGCAGGGAATCTTGGCTGGATCACCCGCCAAAGAATTCGCAGTCGGGCTGAATATGTCTTCGATCATCTCGAATGCAGTATCGTCTATGGTATGGTGGTGGCAGATGATAAGGACGTTATAGCCATCGACAAGCGGATCGGCTGGTCGGAGATCATGGTGATGCCCAACTTCTTTTCTGGCGGCAAAGATGGTTTGCTGTTATCTATGCGTAGGGAAGAATGTAAATGGATACCATCCAAGCTGCGTTTAGCTGCAACCGGATGAGGAGGCCCTAGCCATCGGTAAGAAATATGAGGCGCCGGAAGGCCCAAGCATTGAAGATCTCCTCAGGTTGACAGAAGCCAACCACCAAAATCAACAAGAGCTTATCGACGACACGATGGAGTTCTTCGATGAGCAATTCGCCGTATCGCAGGCGATCAACCAACCAGTCATCGATCAGCAACTGGAAACCCTGATCCAGCAGTCCGAGTTCGCCAAGGCGCAACAGGAACGCTACCTCGCTGAGGGTGTCCCCGCTCAGCAGGCAGCAGCTCAAGCCCTTACCGACTTGGCTAACACCCCCGAGGGTGAGAAATACATTGCCGACCTCACGGCCGCCGCCAGGGCTGTCGGTGGTGGAGAAGGTGAACAGAAGTTCCGCCAGGCCCTTGAAGGTTATGGCATCTCCCCATCGGAGATCACCTATCTGGCTGAGCTTGACGCCTACGAAACGCCGGAGATCCTCACGCAGCGCCTGGAGGAGGGCGCCGACTATCAGAACCCCGAGCAGGTTGCTTCGGCAATCCAGAAGCTGGAGGATTTCGACTCGACAGCTCGCGTCCGTGAGGCCGAGGGGGTCGCTGCCGGGGATGTAGCCATCTCTGGTGAGGCTGCCCGGAAGGCTGCCATGCAGCAGTTGGAGAGCTACGGCATCGACCCGAGCCAACTTGCCAGCGGTGCTCTGGATCGCACGCTGCGGGCTGATACTGCAGCCAAGGCTGCGCTGGCCTCAGGTCAGGCCCGTCGAGATATACAGTCCACCGGGCTGCAGGCGGACGTTCAGGCGGCCGGCATGGCACAGCAAGCCAGCTTGCAGCAGCTGCAGACCCAGGTCGACAGTGCCACGCAGTTGATGCAGACTCGTATCCAGGAGCTGCAAATACAGGGGCTGGGCGCCGAGGAGGCTCGCCTCCAGGCTGACCGCGAGATCGGATACAGCCAGCAGCTGGCGCAGCTCGACGTTGCCCAGCGTGGTGAGGAAGTTACCTATTCTGGCGGAGCATCCCAGGAGGCAAACCGTCAGCAGGCGATGGAACTCGCAGCTGGTGTGGATGCCTACAACCTCTATGCCAACAATCCTACCCAGTCCGCGACGGCGTTCGGCACGGCCGGGGCAGCGGGTGGGCAAGCTTCCTCCATCGGCACGGGCGCAGTTCAGACTGGCATGGGTGCGTATGGTCAACTCAGTGGTATGTATGGGCAGCAGGCATCATCTCTGCAGGGCGGCTACAACGTCGCCAACAACATCTACGGCAATAATATCGCCAGTGAAACGGCCCGGGCTGAGTCAGCCGCTGGGCCAATGGAGTTGCTCGGATCGCTTGCCGGTGCAGCTGGCGGCATGGCCATGATGTCGGATCGCAGGGCCAAGAAGGACATCAAGCGGGTTGGACAGACCGACGATGGTCTGCCGATTTACACCTACGAGATGAAGGGCTCCGATGGCCCCACTCAGATGGGCGTCATGGCTCAGGATCTGGAGAAGGTCAGCCCGGAGGCTGTCAGCACCACTCCTAGCGGCCTGAAGGCTGTTGACTATAAGAAGATGGAGCTGGGCGGCCCCGTCCGGCCGATGGACAGCCCCTCAGGTGGCGCCATTCCCGACGATGTCAAGATCGCTGGCTCCGCTGGGGAGTATATGTTCCCCAAGGATGTCGCCAGCTGGTATGGCGAGGAGAAGCTCGGCAAAATGGTCGAGAAGTCGAGAATGGATCGTCAGGCGGGGAGTCAGCAGCGGCAACAGGGCGGTGCGCTGCCAGTTTAGGAGTGAACCATGGCCTTGAGTGGTTACAGCGCAGCAGCGCGAGGACTGAACGCAGGCGTTCGCACTGGGTTGCTGATGGGTCAGGCGTGGAACCATCGTCGAACCCGTAAAGACACCGAGGCTATGCTGGAGTGGGAGGCAAAGATCGCCAACTACCAGCCTGGCCAAGAGACCCTGACCACCGGGGGAGCTATCCCTGTGGAGGGAGAGCAGGGTGGTGAAATCAAGGCTCCTGGGCAGGGCTATTCAGGTGACAGTCTCCGCAGCATGATGGAGCAGGGGCGCCTGGCAGCTGCGAAGGTGGGGGACCCCCAGGTCTACGCCAATTTCGAGGGGCGTATGCTTGACTCCATACATCGCGGCTTCCAAGGTCACATGAAGTCTGCGCTTATGAACCTGGACAGAGACCCTGCAGCTGCCGTCGAGAGCATGATCAACGCTTCTGCCTACGCTCTCGATACAGGGAGGGACGGCACCGGCAGCGTGCCTCAGTTCAACATCGTTACGGGGATGGATGGCACTCCGGTGATTGTGCATCAGGTTGAAGATCCCAACACCGGGGAGATGAGCCGCACTGTAATGACCAAGGACATGCTTGCCGAGGCGTCGCTGGCGAATGGTGGGACGGAGGGTTTCCGGTTCATAGCAGGTCTGACTGGCAT